GAAACATTCATAGTATTTTAAACTTCTTTTGTTTTCATACTCCCCTATAATTTGAAATTTGAAATTCTTCTTACCATGTTTCTTTATATCATCATTAAGATGAACAGAAGAACCAGTATATATCTCCCAGTTAGAGGGCTTTTGCTTTTTGTTTACCGTTAGGAAGTATTGTTTATATCCTATATAAGCCTTCTTTGTTTTCTTATTTGTAATCTTATATACAAAACCAAAGCAGTTAAGATTAGGTTTAAAGACTTTTCTTTTATAGGTCCAATGCATTATTCAAGTTCTTCAAACTCTTCATGAACTTCAGTAAGTCTTCCTGAATCTCGACCATAGTATACTTTACAAGCTGGTCCTGTCAAACCAGAAAATCTATTTTTGATAACCCTCACCGTTGTTGTATGTCTCTCTACCTCATCCTCATGTTGACCATTTCTCTCCAGACCAATGACGATATCAGATAGCTGTCCTATACTGGCAGAGCCTCTAAGTTGAGATAAGGATGTTACAGCACCCTCTTCATGGCCCGTAGACATAGGTCTGCGTAGGTGAGATACAATAAGCAAGGCGATGTCAAGCTCCTGAACAACAGTACGCATCTTAGTCATGATCTCATCGAGAGCGCGTCTTTCATCAGCTATATTCTGATCCGATACAATAATACTGATATGATCCAGCACTACATACTTACAGTCAAGAGCTTTAGCAAAGTACCTGATACGATTCAATATAGAATCAATAGCATTAGAACCAAAGTGATCATAGAAGAATAACCTACCAGTACCTAAAGTGTTATCAAAGTATTTCTTTAGATCCTTATTATCTACAGAACTAAACTCTGAAGGTAAATGTAAACACTTATTAGCTTCAAGACTCATGAAAGCTAGACCACTTCTCTTTACCGACTCTTCCATGAACATCATGCCAATGTTGTCATTGGTATTCTTAAAGACATGGTAGATAAGCTCTCGAAGGAACTGAGACTTACCTAATCCAGATCCTGCTGTGACAGTCACAAGCTCTCCCATGCGTATACCATAGGTTAGATCCTGCAACCCCTGATAGGGATAGTTAATAGCGGCTTCTGTAGATCCCTCGATAATTGTATCCCACATATCATTACCGGAGATGATACCATCTGGTGTGTAGGTCTTAGCAGCCCACCAATCCTGCACGAACTGATTCTTCTTGTTGTTAATAAGATACTCATTAGCATCCTTGTACTGTAGAGACATCACCTTAGCTTTTGGTGATAACATCTCTGCAACTCTTGCAGATGCCTTACGACCAGCATCATCATTATCAAAACAAATAACTACATTATCAAATGTAGTGAGGAAATCATAGTTATCTGTAACATCTTTAGCAGCAGATGCTGCACCATTACGAATGGAAACTACAGGCCATTTGCTACCCATGAGTTGGTAAGCAGACATGGCATCTATCTCACCCTCACATATAGTAATGTACTTTCCACCTTCTTTAAAAGATTTTTGTCCAAATAACATAGCACCTTTGATATCACCTTCAGAAAAGAAGGTCTTGTTAGCTATGTTCCTAACTTTATTAGCTATATGTTCCCCTTCTTTATTGTAATAGGGATAAAAATGTTTGGTCCCATTAATCATAGTTCCATATCGTCTACAGGTATCTTCTTCAATTCTTCGATCAGGGATCGCTTTAATAGTACCTGTACTTATATGGCGTGTGGTAACAGAAACTTCCATATGTTCTTCCTCGTTATCGTAGTTTGAATTAGGTGGTATATAAAATGTACATCCATCTGTAAAGCAATTCTTATTTCCGTCAGCATAGACTCCTACATTGTTTTTACTTCCACATATTGGACAAGATTCATGTCGTATAAATTCTGACACCTACTTTCTTCCCTTTCCTGATAGGTATTTTGGGGCTGGAGGCTTTTTCCTTTTTGATAGGAAATTCCAACACCAGTTATCAATCTTAACTACTAGATGACCTAGTTGCCTCACGATGTAGCGTTTAAATCTCATGTTATTCTCTCATGCTATCTGTTATGTCTTGAACTTTAGGTTCCTTTTCTATTGTTGTTAGATATCTCAGACCATCACTATATCTAAACACCTTCATGTCTGGAAAACATGTCCACTTATAAGGACAGTAGACACAATCTCTTGCTAGTCTCATGTTTCCAGATTTACCATCTGGCTGTGGATTATAACAGAAGTCAGGTATCTTCTTACTCTTGATAAGTTCTTTAATATGTTTGATACGTTTAGTAGCATTCATTAAAGAGAAATCATCAATCTCAAGTAGAGCTAACTCTCCTGAAACTTTATTCAAAGCTAGAATATAACCTACATCTTTACCTTCTGCTTCTACATAGGCAGAGATCTGTCCTATGTAACCAAAAGGATCATCACTCTCTAGTGTACCTGTCTTGAATTTCCTAAAAGCAAAGTCACTAGTTGATTTAATATCAACAATATTATTGTCAATAATACAATCGATGTGTCCTTTTATTCCTTCAAGCTCGCATTGCTTTTGAAGTTCCTGTACTGAATGACCAGCTTCTTTCGCAAGGAAGATAACCAATTCTTCAACGATAGAACCATAGAGGAATTTAATGAGAGTAGCTGGTGAATAAGATCTTTCAACTTTTGGACCATTGAGTTCCATCCAAATTTTACGGTCAGGTTTACCAATAGAGGACATGCGTATATTTTTCTCATGAGGTGTATTCCTCTTTTCTTCTAACTGTTTAACCACCACTTCAGAAAGCCCTTCCAAAAGAGCCTCTAAGTTTTCCTTAGAGACTTTTTGGTTGGACTCTATTCTATTATAGATGTCTGAGATTAAAGTAGATATGTGCATAGTCGCCCACTCCCTCGCCTACTATGCTCCTTGATCATACGAGCATTTCCAAAATTAACACCGCTCATCACAAGCCCAAATAAAACGACTACTTAAAAGTCGTCGTCGTTACCATACTCTACTAAATTGATTACTTGTACTTTGTTAAGGTACAAGGATGTACCATACTTGTCAACAAAGGCATGGTTCTTATTGAAGGCAACCTTAACTCTTACTGAGCTACCATTACCAATGAGTGTACTTCTTTCCATTGGTTCTTTATCCGAGTTCATAACAGGAACATCATAACGAGTTCGGGCAGTTACAAATTCACCCCTGTCGTCATTCTTGTTCTTGAATATAACACCATTGGTAGTCAGCAATTCTTTACTTTCTTCAGAAAGATCGCCAATGTCCATTTGATACTTATCGGAAAACCCATCCTTGCGGTCAAGTTTTGACCAAAAAGCTTTACCAGAAATAATAGCAGCTTCTCTCTGTACAGACATAATATTTATTTCCTTTCGTGTTAAGTGAATATACTACTATACTACGCTACAAACGATATGTCAAGCCCATTCTTGAACTAAACATATCCCTTGATCTATATGGAACTCCAAGTTTACGAAGTTCCTCTGAAAGATCTTCATCAGCTTGCTTTCTAGATTCAATAGCAAGTCTCACTCCAGCAAGCCTCTTCTCACGATAAGCTTTCTTTGCTTCTGTAAGTTGAGTTGTCATATCTTCAATAGCAATTTGAAGATCTTCTTCATTCATATCTTTAAAGTCTTCCATTAGCACCTCCTTATAAAATAATTAATATTATGTAATATAAAGATTATATTTAAGTCCATGTTCTAGCATCGTCAAGATCTTCTATCTTTACGTTATAACAATCTGCTCTAACTGTAAAGTTATTACTGGGATCAATGTCTCCTTTCTTCCAGAAGGTAGCTTTCTTGAGATACTCTTCCCTATCCATAGAACCTAGATACCATCCCACGCTATAGTCTTTCATGACTCTGACAAAAGCATACATATCACACCTTTGTTTTGTAGTATATCTTACATTCCAACTTGAACTAGATATACTACAATCATAATGAGGACGAGGTTTTGTATAGGTTCTTTTAGTTTTAACATCCACCTTCTTCCCATCAGGGAGAATGATGTCATATGAATAAGTATTCTCCCATGTTCCTCCTAAGTACCACAATGCTATCTGTTCTCCTATGAATCCTGCTATGTTTCCATCCCCTTTTAATATAGAGTTTTTTAGTGGACCCATTTCTTTAGATTTGATATGAGCTTTCTCTATCATATCTGAAGATATTTTAATTTCTTTCATAGGTACTCTCTAATGAGTTTCTTGCCATGTATATCCTATCTTGGCATCTGCATTTAAAGGTATTTGCATATTAAAATAATCAGATACTCGTAACATGCATGAATCAGCTATGTCAACAAGTTCTTCTGCATCATCTCTGTGAACTTCATATTGTTGTTCATCATGAATCGTATTCACAAGATGTGCATTTAGTTTTCTCTTGTTTATTTCTTCATCAAGGAAGATCGACCATTGCTTGCAACAGATAGCTCCACCTCCTTGCAAGAGCGTATTCAAGGCAGCATATGGTCTACGAACTATGATTCTTCTACCATCTACACCTCTTATATAGCCTCTTTCAGAATATTTCTGTACACTTTTTATAAGTGTATCAAGTTTAGGAAGACCAGATAAAAACTTTTGTCTCAAGTCTCTACCTTCTCTTGTTGAACCACCTACAATCGAACCTATCTTCTGATCACCAGCACCATAGATGAATGCATATATAAAAGTCTTTGCTGCTGTCCTTGTGGGGAGACCTGCTAGCTCTTGATTGTAGGTATGTGGATCACCCTCTAACACCTCATGTATGTATCTCTCATCTTTCATATAGTTAGCAAGCATCCTAAGCTCTAACCCCTTGGCATCCATACCTACCAGAACATGCTGGTCATCAGGTATGGTCCAACAAGCTCTGCATTCCTTTCCATATGGTTTACTGTTGGCTACTATGTTTGCCATGTTAGGTTCTGCATGAATCATACGACCTGTCACAGCACCTGTTGTTAGAACTTTACCATGTACTCTGTTGTTACAATCCACAGACTCAAGCCAGCTTTCGATGGTCTTAACTCTAGTCTTCATCATCTTCCACTCTGCTAATCTCTTAACCTCTTCTGGTGCAGAAGATGAGATAGTCTGTAGATTTTTCTCACTTATCTTGGGAGAACCTTTAGGAGTAAACTCAACAGGCTTCCACCCATACTCATCTAGTCTCTGAATGATTTGCTTTGGTGATGCAAGATTAAATTTCTTAAACTCAATTGCAGAAAAATTACCGCAGATATTAGTAACATCATAATTTTTAAGCCCCGCTTTGGATAGTGTGCCATCTTTCTTTATCTTTAAGATAACTTCTTTAACTAAAGAAGCTTTTAATGGAACCTTTC